CTTTGACTGCACAGATGCCAGACATCGGATCCACGTTGAAGTCAACGCCCAACAGCAACGGTTGGATCGAAATGTCCCTCGCATCCGTTGAAATGTTGTCGTCCGAAAAGCTGATGGCTACTAAACCTGTGAGGTTCTCGAAAGACGCTTCAAATTCCTGGCGGAACGTGCGCGAATCAAGTTGAGCGCGGGCTGCTTCGACCTCTTGCTTACTGACGTTTCCTCCTTCAATCGTGGTATAGCTCCATCGCTGCCATTCGTTTGTTTCGTCCTCTGGGACATAACACCACAAGTCGTAAAACCAACTAGCTGTACCGTCTGGCGTCGAAATAAACAATGCCCAACCCTCTTTATCCGCTAAAGCAGGCCGAATTACCTCAAACCAGACCTCTGAATCCATAAATGCTGCCTCATCCAAGACCACACCACTCAAACTGCGGCCTCTGAGCGCCATTGCGTTCTCAGTACCCTTCAATTCGATCGTTGAACCGTTGATTAGCTCGATTCGTAGGTCCGTTTCGTTCTTCGTGTGGATCCAAACCTTCGGAACCAGCTTTTTTAACGCCCTCCACGCAATATCCTTTGCCATCCGGTACGTCGGGGCACAATAAAAAAACGTTTCGCCAGGTCGATCCAGCGCTCCACGTACCAATTCAACGCATGAAAGGTACGATTTGCCAAATCGACGACCGGCAACCAACACTCGGAAGCGCTTATCGCTCGAAAAAACTTGGCCTTGTGCCCATCGAAGACTGATAGGTTCGGTTTTTGTGCTCATGGCTATTACATTACACAAGTTTTCAACCCCTACCCCCCTCTGGGACGTGTCAGAACGTACTGCGGGCAGTTATTATCTGAAAAAAGGTCGATAGGTTGATGCCTGAGCCTCTAACGGATCGCACCACACAAGCAAGAGAAGATCGCATCAGGCGTCTCTATCGACGGCAGCTTGATGGACTGTCAGCTCGGGCTCTCGTTTACGACCACAAAGAGAAAGAGCAGATCTCTATTCAGACCGCTTGGCGCGACTGGGCAGAAGTTAAAAAGCTCGTTGATGAAGACTGGAAAGCTGACCGCGAAAACATGCTCGCGCGTCTTCAACACATGCGCACCAAACTGTTTAATCAGGCCCTTAAGAAGGGGCAATTGCAGACCGCAAGCCAAGTACTTGACTCCATCGGACGCGTTATTGGCGAATCCGTTGAAACTGTCAATGTTCAAGCGCCTGAACTTAAAATCTCGATTGAAAATAAGGACAGCTGATCCAGCGTCTTAAAAATTTGACCCCTGCCCCCACTTAGGGGGCTTTTTTATTACACGAGTACTGTTATGCGGATATATGTGCAGGGTACCTGCTCGGTGATGCAGCGCTGAGATTTTGCAACCGCACCCCCACCTTGTGACAATTGAACAGCTGGCTGCAAGCGATCAAATCTTATCATTTCTTAGTGTCAGATCTGAATAAAATTTGGTATCATGTAAGAAGGAAGAAAAAAATTCTTCCGATGTGACGCAGGTCGCACCTGGACAATTGAATACGAGAGCAGACCGCACCAAATGACACAGCCTCTGGGCGCCGTCGCAAGGTGATAGCCGCAGGTCTCAACGATTTGTAGCTAGCCGGAACACTCTCAACGAACACCAACGAATCGACCTTATTTGACCGATGAAAACCTTTTTTAACTTGCTGGCTGCTTATGTTGCAGCTGGTGCTTTTGGTGTTGCTATCGCTCAAACGGCGATGGAGCAACCGGACCAATCAACTCACAGTGGAACTCAGCATTACGTTCGGGTGGTGCGCTGATGGCTTGCCTAACGCACCAGGTCGGTGTTTTCTTTGTGGGTGACATTTTCGACATGCTCGATGATGACAATCACATCGAATTCAACGAAGTTAACTGCCCCGGACTTGGGAACAATCCAGTTGATGTTTATGTGTCGGATGATGCTGATTCTATCCACGTCTATGTGGAGGGTTACATTGAACGATTGCACGATGGAACTTTTTTTCTCACTATTGAAAATCAAAGTTACCGGGACAGCCAACTGGAACGACTCGAGCAGATTCTGTTCGAATGGTACAACGAACCCGACTGAATGTTTGATCCCGTCATTTTGGCGGGTCTTTTTTTATGTTAAAAACTGCATTATTTCATCTGTCGCGGGTCTCGTCTAATAAAAAGACGGGGCCAATTGCGGTGACAACCACTAGCAAAAATAGCTGCTCTGCATCCTGTGGGATGCGTGAGGTTTGCTATGCGGCGTCAGGGCCGTTAGCGCTGCATTGGGCGGCTGTTTCTAATGGTTCCCGTTCCAAACAATGGCGGGAACATTTAATGGATTTGGAAAGCCTGCCTTTTGGTTCTCCGCTTAGGTTAAATCAGGCGGGCGATCTTGTTGCTAGTGCTTCGGGTCGGCTGTCTCGAGTTTTCTTAAATGGCCTTTTGGCTGTTGTGAAAACTCGCAGGCTGCAGGCTTGGACTTACACGCACCATGACCACACCTTGGGAGACAATGGCAAGCTTTTGCGGCGTGCCAATCGTGAGGGCCTGCGGATCAATGTTTCAACTGAAACGGAAGAATCAGCAGATCGCGCGATAGCTTCAGGCCTTCCGGCTGTCCTTGCTGTTAGCAGTGAGGAGACTAGGACGGTTTGGAGAACGCCGGCACGCAACCTAGTCAAGGTCTGCCCCGCTCAACTGCGGGACACTGACTGTAATCGGTGCATGCTGTGCCATAAACGAGGCTTAAGGGTCATTATCGCTTTTTTAGCCCACGGTTCCCGCAAGAACCGCGCCAATCAACAGCTCACACCATGAAACAGATTCAATCAGTCGGTGCTTGGATTGCTGCTAGCGATTCAGTTACCGAAGCGCTGCTAAAGCGTGTTGTTGCAGATATTGCAGCAGACCAGCTTAAGCAAGCCAGACTAAAGAGACGCCAGCGACTGGAGGAGATCAACCATCCTCCAGACTGCGGCGTATGGAACCTTACCGACCGTCACTAGTTTGACGGTCTTTTTTTTACCTTTTGGAGGTTTTCACCATGTCAACGCACGAATTCACAGCCGCAGACTGCACCTGGGCAGATCTGCACTTTTCAGATTTAGGAGAAGCTCGCGAGCATCTCGACTCTTTAATTGAAGCCCGAAAATCTCTGCAAAGTATGCGGAGATTAAAGGCGTTTGCAGAATCTGACGTTCCAAGTGCTGATATTGCCCGAATTGACCGGGGCATTGCAGAACTGGAGAGTCAGGAAGAGGAGTTGGCGGCGTTAATCGCTGAATGCTCTATGAATGCATTATTTGACTGAGGCCCTTACGGGCCTTTTTTTATGAGCTGAGCCGGATTAAGCAGTTTTCACCATGGCACTCGACAAGCTTTGAACGGATCCAGTTAAGGCGACCAGCGACCTTGCGGCCATCATTGGTGTCTTTGTAACAGTGGAGTGCCTCGAGCAGAAGCGCCCATTCATCGGGGCAGAAATGAATGGTTTTAGTAGGCGCCGGATCAGTCATGAATGGGCCGCTTGCAGTTTCCGTGAATGGCCTGTATTGTAGTACAAGAGTTAAGGGGATGACCCTTGCTCCGTTCCAACAACACCAACCCTACCAATGAGAAAAGAACTCTCAGAACAAACACAATGGCACATGGAAGGCGATTCATTTGTCTGCCTGTGCAGTGGCCTCATTGCTGTTTCGGACAAGGTTGATGGGAAAAAAGAGGAGATTCAGCTTTGGGTGGGCACAGACTCCTTGAATGATGCCATCAACAGTTGCTTTGCTTACTGCGACCGCGCCACACAAGAGCGCTTCATCCAAACTCTCACTGCTCACATCCGCAACGAGGACAACATTGAGGTATGAAGCGGACCGCAGAAGCTAAAGAGGCCCATCAAGAGCATGCCAAAAAGCTTCTAGACATGGGCCTCAGAAAAGCTGATGTTGCTGCAACGCTCCAACGTAAATACGGTCTCGCCCGTGCTACCGCTTACAGGGACATTGACGAGGCCGATATATCGCGTGAAAGCGAGGATCCCTCCCTTCAGGCCGATCCAACTCCAGAGATCACCTTGGAGGATCGTAAACCCTTGATGCGGATGACAAAGCAGCTCCTGATCGATGCTTACGAAAAGGGCAATGTTCAAGACTATGCACGTCTTGTCCGTGAATACGAAAGGCTTGCCCGTATGGGTGGCCTGTCTCAAAAGCTCTGAGACGTTTGTCTCACACCGTTCCAATCATCATGACAATCATCCGAACCGACGACATCAACGATCTTCTCCCATCCGAATATCAAGAGCCTTGGCCTCCCTTGTCGGACAAAGAAATTGAAGAACGTGAACGTCAGGCCGAGTTTCAGGATTACCTGGACTCGATCCCTGACGTCGCTGAACGTAACCGCCATCTCAAATGATTAACCGCTACAGCGCTGACCGTTCCATCAACCAACTGCTTTGCGTCATTCTTGGCCGCAAAAAATCTAATGCGTCAGCGCACTTTGCTTACAACCCATTAAAGAGAATCGAGTTCTGCCAACAACTTGTTGGGCAAGAACGAGAGCAAGCAAAAAAACTTAAAGAGCTGGAGCTTTTGAGCGCCTGCGATCGACAACTTTGCAGCCTTGATTCCCTTTACACACTTACACAACTTCTCGATGAGTTCGAATGGTAATGCAACACTTCATGCCAATCCCTGAATCCGAATCTAAAAAGATTCAACGTGCTCTCGACATCCTCAAAGGTGTTATCGCCCGTGAGGATAAACGCCACATGATGGATCAAGAACTCTCTCACTCAATGCGAGATCTTCTCGAATCTGAAATCATTCCTCAGCTGGAAAATGAACTGGACTTTGA